CTACTCCACCCATGCGGTGCCCTGAGCGTCTGTGCTCGCTCTCCGGCCGCGGTAGTGGTCGATGTGCTGCTGGTCGGCATGCGGGCGCCGGGTGCAGAACCGGCGGCCCTTGGGGTGTTCCAGCCAGCAGTAGCCCGCAGCCCGGCCGGCCGACTGCTGCGCGCGGGTCATCCGCCCGGCCGTGTCGGTCTTCACGGTTTTCCTCCTCGGCGGTTGCGTACCGGGGGTCGCCGCGAGCTACGGCCCGCGCAGTCGGGGCAGGCGTAGACCTCGATGTCGAGGACGTGCACGCCCTCCCGGCCGCGGGCGATGCCGGCCGACACGGCACCGGCCACGTCGAGCAGGCTCTTGGCGCACCAGCAGCACGCCCACCCCGAGTACTGGGCATAGGTCAGCGATGCGGCGGGCGGCGGCTCGGGAGGCGGGCTCATGGCCGGTCGGCGAGCGGGACCAGGCGGTGGACTTCACGGCACGGGCCGCAGGCGTACAGGCCACGCATGGCCGGGCCCGATCCTGCGTCCTCTGCCTGGATCAGCTCGATGCCTGTGGCGAACCGCCCGCACCACGAGCACAGGCCACGCCTGCCGGTAGTCGCCTGCGCGGTCATCGCCGGCCCCCGTTGGCGAGGTGGAGCAGCTCTCTGCGGGTCGAGCAGTCGCGGCTGCGGCAGGTGGAGCAGGTGCGGGCGTGGAGGGCGGCGACCCGGCGTGCCTCGGCGCGCACGCACGTCGTGCAGCCCCGCGGGTACCAGCAGGCACCGCTCTCAGTGCCGGGCCGCCGCCGCGGACCGAGGCTCATCACGGTGCCAGCGGTCAGGCGCGTCCTGCACCAGACGCATGTGCGTCCGCAGACCTGGTCTTCGGTCAGGTCGCGGATCGGGGGGAGCGGTAAGAGGTGGACTGCCCCCACGGGCGCCGACGTTGCAGCGTGCGGCATGTCGATTCCATCCAGTCGGCCATACCCCGGGAGGTTCACAGCCTCGCCGGGGCCTTGTTACGGACCGTACGGACGGGGTGATGTGTGGCTCCAGGAGTGTGCACGAACTTGCACGGACTCACCCGAGAGCGTTGATGGCGGCCGTGATCAATGCCCGCGCCTCGGCCCCGTACACCGCGAGCTGTGACAGGTAGGCGAACGACTGCGCGTACTCGTCGATCTCCCTCGGCTGGGTCACCGTCAGATGCGCCGAGACGAGCTCGACGTTGACCTGCGCGTCGTCGTACACCGTGAACGATTCGACCGGCCAGCCAACGCCCCGCGGCACGCCCATGGGGATGATGCCGAGACTGACGGAGGGCAGCGTGCCCACAGCAATCAGGTGGCCCAACTGGCCGGCCATCACCTCAGTGTCGCCGATCACCGTCCGCAGCACCCACTCTTCGACCAGCACGGCGAAGCGGTGGATGCCAGTGTGCAAGATGTGCTGCCGCTGCATGCGCTCCGCGACCGCGTCGGCAACGTCGTCCGGGGCGTCGCGCAGCGTGGCGACGGTACGAAGGACGGCAGCGGTGTAGGCGGGGGTCTGCAACAGGCCGGGGATGACCCACGACTGGTAGATCCGGAAGCGGCGGGTCCGCTCGAACAGCGGTCGTACGGACTCCTGCGCCCGCTTCAGGCCGGCCCGCTCCATGCGACGCCACTCGACGTACATGCCGTCGATGCCGCGAGCGGTCGCGATCAGGTCCTCTGTCTGGTCCTGCGCGCGGCAGTGCAGCGTCCACTCGCGGATGTCGGCGTCCGACGGAGGTGTTCTGCCGTGCTCCAGGCGCGAACATTTCGACTCGTGCCAGCCAGCCCGCCTGGCCAGCTCTCGCGCCGTAAGGCCAGCGTCCAGGCGGATCTCACGCAGACGCTGGCCAAGGGCGTGCCTGGCCTGTTGAACGCTGGAGGACGGCGAGGACAATGCGGCTCGGAATCCCTCAGGACGGCCGGTACTCCGCGTGCGGCACGGCACGCTTCCACACGGCGTCGAAGGCGTCCACGCACAGCTTCACCACAGCCGGATCGGTGGTGACTTCCTCGTCGTCCGGTGCAAGCTCGCCGTCGCCGGCGAAGTGGAGGAACACCACCAGCTGGTCGTCGATGAGCCAGAAGTCGTTACCGGGCAGCGCGAGGTCCGATGCCCTGCGGCGGGGCAGCCAGCGGACCTGTTCGCCGGCGGCCACGTTGGGCGCGGTGACGTGGTGCTCGAACCGGATGTAGTCGCTGACCGGTTCGGAGACGATACGGGCCCGGCGGACTTCGACGCCCCGGCCGGCGGTCTCCGACATGAGGGCGAGCCACGGTCGCAGAGTTGGATCGTTGTCCGCTGGATCGTCGCGCTGCCCGGCCTGCCAGGCGATGAACCGGGCGTCGGAACGCATGTAGCCGTCGCGCATCTCCAGGTGCAGTGCGGAATGTCGGCAGGCGCGCAGCCGGTCCTCAAGCGTCGGTTCGGCCACCATTGACCTCCGGGAAGAACTGCATCATGCGGCGCGGGAATTCGATCACAGTCTCATGCTCGGGGATGTCCATCTGGGCGAGTCGCTCGGGGTCTTTGACCTTCCAGCCCTGGAGGACGTAGTTGTCGGTCGCGTCGTCGTAGTACACGGTGGGGGACTTACCGTCCGGACTGTTGGGGTCCTTGCCCAGCATGTGCAGTGCCATGGTGGCTCCTTCACCGAGGTGGACGTGTCTGCCCAGACTTGCGCGTGAGGCGTTGCTGCCTCCAGCAGTGTGCACGAACTTGCACGCACCGTAGTGCAGTTGTCGCCATTCAGAGGAGCACCCAAACGCAAAATGCACTCCCCTTCCACCCGAAGGCGGGAGGGAAGTGCATTCGTTCCGTCACCGGCCGATGGCCTGCCACACCGTCACCGCGAGCGCGCCCACGCTCGTCACCGCGGCAACGGCCGGCAGCGGCCAACGACTCCGCTCCAACGCGGCCAGCCGCTTCTCGTGGTCGCCCAGCGTCTTGTCCGTCTGGTCCCCGCGCTGCACCAGGAGCGCCAACTGGCCCCGCTGCTCGGTGAACCCGACCTCCATCGTGCGCCGCAGCTCGGCCAGCTCCAGAGCGACCGTGGTGGACTCCGGCGGGGTCACTCGCGTCCCCCGTCGTCGGTGCGCAGCCAGGACGGCAGCAGCAGCTGCACGGTGGGCAGCGCCATCACACGGGCGAGACCGCCGGCGATCGCGAGCGCCCCGGCCACCCACGGCAGCGAGGCCGGGATACCGGAGGCGTCGACGATCCCCGGCAACGCCACGGCGACACCCACCGTGGTCTGCACGATCGTGCGCGCCGTGCGCTTGGACGTGTCCTTCATCGTGGTTCCCTTCAGACGTTGGGGACCTGGAGCTTGTTCCAGGTGGTCGGGCCGGGCGGCCACTTCGCGGCCGTGCCGGTGTAGCCGCACTTGCGCTGCCACGCCTCGTAGGAGTCGACGTCGGCCTGCCCGAGGGTCGGGCCAGGGCCGACCTTGTACCGGCCGCAGCCGACCGCGACGAGCCGCTTCCCCATCGCGGTGAAGATCTTCGAGTTCTTCCCGAGCGCGGGCTTCCCGTTCGTCATGAAGAAGGCGGTGCCGGGGAACGGCTCCAGCTTCGGCTTGGCCGGAGCGGACGGCGTCGAGGGCTTGGCGGGGGCCGGGGCGCCGGCCTTGAGCCGCTTCGCGATCCGGGCGCGCATCGCGTCCATGGTGAAGCCGCGGGGGTCGACCTTGCCGGGCTGCCACTCCAGGTGCCCGATGACGCTGCGCTCGTTCCAGCCGTGCACGCGGCAGATCGCCGCGGCCACGCGCTCGAGCGCGAGCAGCTGCGCCTCGGGCCAGGGGTCTTTGCCGTCGCCGAGGTTCTCGCACTCGAACCCGTAGAAGTGGCGGTTGCCGTCGGTGTCGGCCTCGTTGTCGGGCGGCAGCTTCGTCTCGTTGACGACGGCCCGCAGCACGTCGCTGTCGCCGAGGCCGGCGTGGTTGGCGCGGCCGTAGCCGACCAGGTGCACCCGCCCGTCCTTGGCGATCACGCCGTGGCACAGAGGGCCGGGCAGGCTGCTGTACCCGTCGCGGCATATCGCCACTGTGCGGGCGGTGCCGGAGGTCACGGTGTGGTGGATCATCACGCCGTGCACTGGGCCCCACGCGCCCTTGTGGTTGCGGTTGTGCGTCTTCCAGTCGTCGACTTCGACGACGGTGACGCCCTCGGCGCGCAGTGCGGCAGCGAACTGCGCGGGGCTCATGGGTGTGGCCATAGGGGGGTGTCCTTTCAGAGGAGTCGGGCGTAGCGGGGAGAGCCGCCGATGCAGCCGCCACCGCCGTACTTGCCGCCGGCCGTCGCACCCGACGTACGGCGGACCTGAACCGCGACCTTGAGCTGGGTGGCGGCGCGGTACGGGGTGAGGTCGAGGGTGAGCGCGGGGAAGACGTAGCTGAACGTCGCCGGGACGCTTCCACTCGCCACCACGGTGGAGTCGAACAGCACCTGCCATTCCCCGCCCGTGTTCGTGGTGTTGTCCACCTGGTCCCCGAGGAGCACCAGGCCGAGCGCGAGGGACGCCGAGCGGGGGGTGAGGACCGTCTCCCACAGCGTGATGAAAGTGGTGTCGTCCTCGTAGACCATCCCGTTCAGGGACGTTGGGTAGAAGGGCAGTTCGTCCCGCTCCCACCCGGAGCGCTGGAGCGCCGCCAGCTGCTCCTCGACGACGGCGAGTCGCTGAAGGAAGTCGGACGGCTTCTGCACCTTGGGCACGTCACACCGCCGCGCAGGTCAGGCGGACACGTTCCGGGCCGTTCACCGCGGTGTTCTCGATGGACACGATGCGGAGCACACCTTCGCGGCCGTTCGGTGACTGCGGCTCGGGATCGATCACGAACAGGGCCTCGTCGCCCACGCTGTAGCTCCCGAATGCGGGATCGGTGTCCGCGGACACCTCGAACGTGGGCTGCACCGTGGACTGCGACCGGGCCTCCAGGTCGGCGTTCGTCAGGCCCTGCACCTGCGCCTCGTCGACCACCCCGTCATAAGTCGCCACGCCCTCCAGCAGCGGCCATCCCGAGTCGATCAGATCCTGGGCCGATGCCGTCTTCACGATCTTCGCTTCGCCCGTGCCCGCGCCGAGCCCGGACATCTCGGTAACCAGCGATGTGCCGTCCTCCGGCCAGTCGTACGACAGGATCGACCCGTACCCGCCCCCCTTGGAGAACACCAGCCCGGAGTCAGCCGCGCTGCGGCCACGGCGCGGGAACCACGCCCGGGCGCGCCGGACACGCTGCGGCGCCTCGTTGTTCGCGGACGGCGTCCACGCGACCTCGATCGTGAAGTCGAACCCATCGTCAGCCGCGGCGAGTTCACTGATCGCCTTGTAGATCTCCGGCCGCTCGTACCCGAAGTACGTCGCCACCCGGGTGATGCCGTGCGCCGGCGCCGTCAGCGGGTTGATGTCGACGTGGATGTCCCCGCCCGGCTGATCGTTGGCGTACCTGAGCAGCGACCAGACGATGTACTTCTGATCGGCGTACAGCCGCTGCCCGCCGGCATCCACATACGCCGGGTTGAGCAGCAGGGACGTGTCCGTGGACAGGGTCTTCTTGACGTATCGGCGCTGGTAGTAGCTGAGGAACTCGGCCGCCTGGATCGTCTTCCCACCCTTGGCGGTCGTCCGGGTCCAGACGATGCCGCCCCACACCAGGATGCCGTCTCGGTCCACGTAGACCGCCGTGCGGCCGGGCTCGCTCGCCGTCTCCGGGTCGAGCGGCAGCGTCTCATCGTTGTACGGGATCGTCCCGGACAGGCGGCCGATGCCGTTCAGCTCGAACGAGTAGGAGACCGACGCGAGTGGCAGTTCCGCGAGCAGCGTGTCCGTGCGCAGGTCGCAGAACAGGTATGTGTACGTGTGCTCTGGCTCGGACATGCCCGCGGCGAGCAGTTCCGCCGACATGGCCATCAGGTCAACGGTCATGGGATCGGGGTCACCTCCAGCGTGCCGCCGGAGATCGTCGCCGTGCTGGAAGAGCCGGACGAGATGTTCCACTGCGGGGTGATGGTGAGCGCCTGCCCCGGTGTGGCGCCCGTGAGGAGCCGGGACCGCGCCCCCGCGAGACGGCCGCCCGCGACCGTCAGCGAGTTGTACGTGGACGCGGTGACCGTGAGGGCACCGGATGCCCGCCACGTGGCGTGGCAGGTGGACGAGGCCGTGTTGGTGTTCTCGATGTTCGCGCCGATGCTGACGCGGACCATGCCCGACGGCGGCACGGTCACGGTGACCGGTGCCCACGCCGCTGCCGTGAAGTCCACATAGGTCGCGGTCTGGTTGAACGGCGGCGCGGACTGCTGAAGTGACGGCGAGGGCCGAATGTACTCGCGGACCTGCCGCTTCGTGCCCGCCTGCTGCCCCACTTCGAACACGTCCGTGTCCATCAGGTACAGCAGCTGGCCGGGGTGCGGGCGCGGTGGCGACATGTTCGAGAACACCGGCATGACGCCGCCCAGGGCCACGGAGAACTGCCGGATGTCGGTGATGTTCGCCGCCGCCACGCTCGTCTGCGAGGGGCCCACAGTGATGTCCGCGAGGATCTGCGCGTTCGACGGCAGCGTGCCCCGCACCGTGGCGCCGGCCGACGTCGCATACGGGCCCTGGATGATCTCCAGCCGCCACTCCGAGGCCGAACCCGCGTACTCGGCGTCGTAGACGCTCGCGACCACCGTGTCCCGGCGGTACTGGCCGGCGCCGCCCGCGGGCTGCACGTTCAACGTCACGTCGCCGTCGTTGACGCACACGTACGCACCCACGCCGCCGGCGTCGTGCTGGTCGACGAACGCGAACCCCGCCGACACGATCACGGTCATGTTCGGGGTCGGTGCCGCGCGCACCTTCAGCTGCTGGTTGGTGTACGACGGCTTGACGCCCTGCCGGATCCGCATCGGCGTGGACTCGTCGACCTGGAACCCCGGGTAGGCGAGCAGAGCAGTGAGCGCGAGCCGGTCATTCCCGGCCGGGTAGCTGCCTGCCTGCATCCAGGTGGGCGGGTTGATGACGGCCATCGCTGGCCTCCTCTCTCACAGGCTGGTGTCGCGCCAGGTGACGGTCAGCAGGGACTGTTGGCCGGCCGCGCCGGGCAGGGCGCTGCCGCGGTAGGCGAGTTCGGTGGAGCCGGGCTGGAGCAGCGGCCACGCCGAGCCGCCGCGGACCCAGGTACGGCGCGGGCTGGAGCCCATGAGGAGCACGGCCCGCGACCGGGTGTCGATGATCAGGTACTCGCCTGCCTGCAAGGTGGCGTCGAGGCTCAGGATCCCGCCGCCGATCTGCTCGATGGCCGGGTTCGCCACCGGGCCGTCGAGGCGCAGCACCGGGTAGGCCGGGCTGGCGCCGGCGTTCACGGCAGTCAGCCGTCCCGAGGTGCCCGCGCTGCCATAGCTACGGAACCCCGAGGAGATGTCCCGCTCCAACCGAGCCTCGTCCACGTTCGTCACAGCCGTGGCCGGCGGCGTGTTCGGGACCGTCGGGGCGAGCTGGGCGAACGCGGCGTCGCCGGGTGCGGTGAACCCGCTGCTCAGCAGCGTCCACGTGTTCGCTGCCACCGACATGGTGTTGCTGCTGGTGGACAGGTAGGTTCCCGCCGCCGAATACCAGTTGATGTTGAGGGCGATCTGCCGTGCGATGGCGCAGCGCATGTACCCCAGCGCCCGGTAGGTCACCCCGGGGGTGACGGGGATCCGCTCCGACTCCATCCGAGGGTTGGGCCCAACGCCATCGGGTGTGATCTGCGCGGACCAATTCCCGGTCTGGGCGATCGTGTCGACGCGGGTCAAGGTCGCGCCCCCGATGGCGGTCCACGGGGCCAGCGTCGTCTCGAAGTCCGGGTTGGAGTTGAGGATGCTGGCGGTCAGCCCGTAGACGAGCGGGTACGTGCGGCCGGCCGACGGGCTGTACGCGGTCGTCGAAGCGCTCTTCTCGGCGAGGCCGTACAGGTACGGGTCGGCGCAGTAGAACTCCAGCGCGGCGTCCCCGATCCGCCACAGGTACTCGGCGTCGTACGGGATGGACCGCTTGCGGACCTTGGCCCACACGAGAATGTTCTGATCCAGGAACCGGAGCGGCAGCGGCTGACGCTGCGGCTGTGTCGCATTGCGCAGGGCAAGGCTCAGGTCCCGCAGCCCGTCGGGGCTGTCCGCCCGCAACCCCAGCTTGATCGGGATGACGCGGGGGCCGGTGTAGTCCGGGCCGGTGTAGTCACCGTGCTGGCCCGGCCGGTCGACGTCCTCGGCGCGCACCTCGGGCATGTCGTCGAGGCCCTCGAGCGCGGTCACGCTGTACGGGCTGCCGGGGCCGAACACGAGGTCACCCCACTGGATACGGCCGAACCGCTGCTGAGCCATGCTCACCGCCTCCCGACCATGCCGCGCCACGACAGGGCGCGCAGGATGCCGTCCGGGCTCGCCTCGGAGCCGTACAAGTGGAAGGTGTTGTGCTGGCCCCCGTCGCCGCCCGTGCCCCCGTACACGGCGGCCAGCTGCCCCGCGGACGGTGTGCCGACCAGCACCTGACCCACGCCCGACGCGACGTCGAGCGCCGCGCCGGCCATGGACCGGGCCGCTTCCCGCACACGCTTCGTCGAAGCAAGGAGCCCCTCGCGCAGGCCCTCGCCGTCCATCTCGCCGAGCCACCGGAACTTACGGCTCGGGCTGTGGGTCTGGTGGGCCTTCTTGACCGTGGACAGCATGCCCTCGGCGATCTTCTTCATCTGCTTCTCGATCGCCTTCTCCTGCGACTTGAGCCCGTCCACCAGGCCCTGTGCCGCTCGGATGCCCGCCCCGTACAGGGCGTCGCCCACGGTGTTACCGGTCGCCGTCGCGGACTTGGCGAGCTGCGCCTGAAGGTCGTTGATCTTCTTCAGCTCTTCCGGGGTCGCATTGGCCAGCGCTGCGGCCGTCGCCCCGCCCGCCTCCACACCGGCGTCCCCGATCTGCTGCAACAGGTCCGACCGGAGCCCGGCCTTCTCCAGCTTGGCGATGTTGGCCTGGAACTCCTTCGCCGCCTTGAGGGACTGCTGAAGCCCGACCGTGATCGCGGCCACCGAGTTGACGTCGGCGTGCCCGGTCGTGATGTTGGCCTCGTCGAGGATCCCCGACCGGATGTCCGAGGCTGCCTTGTTCCGGGCCTTGACCAGGTCATCGAGCTTCTTCTGTGCCGCGGTGAGCTTCTTCAGCACCGCGTCCCGCTTCGCGATCTGCTTTTCCAGTTCGGCAGTCGCCTTCGCGAGTGCCTTCCCGTAGCCGCTCTTCACGTTGTCGGGCAGTGCCTTCGTGATTTGCGCCAGCTTCGACTTGAGCTGCGAGGTCGTGCCGTCGATGCCCTTGATGAACCCCTCGATCAGCGCCCGGCCGGCCGGGGTGAGGATCTTCGCGTCCTTCTGCTTCGGGCCCTTCCAGTCCGGCAGCCTCGACGTGATCCCGTTCAACACGGACTGCACCGACGGGATCTTGCTGACGATGCCCGCGATGAACCCACTGATCAGCGACGCACCCGCGCCGAACAGAACACCGCCGAGCCCGCCGCCGAGGACCGAGGCGGCACGGCCGGGCAGCCCCCGAATCCAGCCCACCGCCTCGTCGAGCTTGGCGCGGACCGCGGCAACGAGCTGCGTGCCCGCCCTGTTGGCCTGAGTGCTGAGGCTCCCGGCGAGACCACCCAGCGCGGTGCCCGCGCGCCCCGGGAGGCCAGCGATCCAGACCACGACCTCGGCGACCTTCTGCTGTACGTAGCTGACGATCCCGGCCCACACCGTAGAGATGACCTGCTGAAGGCCGCTCATCGCCTTGCCGGCCGTCGCCGCGGCCTTCGGGGTGTCGCCGGTCAGCAGGCTGTTGACGAGTCTGAGCGCGGGCACTACCAGGTGTTCGAGAACCCACACGAGTTGCTCAGTGAAGACGGCCGCGAGCTGCGTGAACGCGGCGATCAGCGGCGGCAGGTACGGGGCGATCTGCTGAAAGAGCGTGGCACCGAGCATGAGCAGCTGCGGCAGCAGCGGGCCGACCTGCTCCAGGACTTGTCCAAAGGCGACTCCGAGCTGCACGAGGCTGGGCTGAAGCTGCACCAAGAGCTGTGCGAGCAGCGGACCTTGCTGCTCGGCCATCTCGGCGAACGCGTCGAGGAGCGGCGTGATCAGCGCTGGTAGGGCGTCGAAGATGGGGGCAAGGGTCTGGCTCAGGATGTCCGCGAGGATCCGCACGGAGGGCGCCGCCGCGGCGAAGATCCGCTGAAGGGCATCGAACAGCGGTATGAGGACGGGCAGCAGTGCGGCAACCAGTGTCCCGAGCACGGGCAGGAGCGGTCCGACGGCATCGAGCAGCCCACCGAACGCGCCGGCCGCCGACTCCAGCACGGGCCTGAGCCCCTTGATCACGGGCCGAAGTGCGTCCCCGAGCGCGCCCACGAGCCTCTGCACGGGCGGCCCGAGCACGGTGATTGCGGGGGCGAGCGCCTGCAAGGCGAGCCCGAGCAGGGGCGCGGCCACGCGGCCGATGACGGCCATCGTCTCGAACAGGGCCCGCAGCGCCGCCTGCACGTCGTCGCCTGCTGTGATCTTCGCGAGTTCCGCCGTGACGCTCTGGAGAACACTGAGCATCCCGCCGCCGCCGGACGGGACCGCGCTGAAGATGTTCCCGATGATCTCAACGACGTTCCCGGCCACATCGAACAGGTCGCCGAGCAGGTCAATCGCGTGCTTGATGGCGTCCTGCATCCGGCCCGACTCGAACGCATCGGTCAGCCGCTCGCCGATCCGGTCCGTGCTACGCCCGGCCGCGGCCGTCAGCCGCTCGAACGACGGGCCGGCCGCCGCGCCGATCTGCCCCAGCGCCGTGACGACCACACCCGGGACCCCGGACAGGTTCCGCAGGCCCTTGCTCGCCGACCCGAGCGCCTTCCCCAGCGTGCCCGAGTCCGCCAGTTCCCGCGCTGCGCCAAGCACACCGGCCGCCATGTCGTGCAGCGCGGTCGCCGTGCTGAGCAGGTTCGTTCGCAGCACCGGGAGCACGCTGCGGCCGGTGCGCTCCAGCTCGTTGGCGAGCCCCCGGAAGAACTTGTTCTGCACGTCCTGTTGCAGCTGCCGCAACGCGGGCGCGGCATCGTGCACGGCGAGGGCGAACGCCCGCGCCTCGGGCGACAGCTTCTCCAGCGCCTTGGCGAAGTCGTCGGCCTTCTCCGGGTCCAGGGCCGCGCCGATCGCGTCCCCCACCCCGGCCATGGCCAGCTTCACCGCGCCGCCGGCCAGCACGATGGACATCAGGCCCGTGACCGCCACGCCGGACGCCGGGAGGATGTCCGCGATCGTTGCCGTCGCACCGGCCGCCACCGGTATGACGGTCCCGATCGCGGCGGCCACCTTGCCGAACGGAGCGGCTACCCCGCCGATCGATCCCGCCATCCCGGCGAGCCGACCGAGGACCCCCCGGAGCCGGTTCACGTGGTCCTCGTCCACGTGCACGTCAATATCGACGTCCGTATCGTCCACGTGCCGGGCCGCGGCGAGAATCGCGTTCAGCTGTGCCGCGGCCTGCCTCGTGGTCGCGCCCACGTTGACGTTCGGGTGCTCGTCCCCGATCCGCTGCAGGTGCGTCTCCAGCCGGTCCAGCTCGCGCAGGGCGTCCGGCACGGAGATGTCCACGCCGATGCGCTGCGCGTCGAGCTGCGCCAACTCGCGGTGGATCCGGGCAAGGTCGCGGTCCAGCGGATCCGAGTCGCCGTCGATCACCACCTGAGGCAGGTGAGACAGCAGGCTGTCGAGCTCGCGGTGGATGCCGTGGCCGAGCGCGGATCCCATCGCCGAGCCCTGCCGCGAGGCGTCGGTGATGGCCCCGGACACCCCGTCGAGGTTGACCGCGAGGTGCGACACCAGGTTCGGCAGGTTGATGTCGTCGGCCACAGGTCACCTCCTCGTCAGCTACGGCGCATCGCGGCGAGGCCCAGAAGGCTCGTGCCGTCAGCGGGTTCGGGTTCTCGTCGGCCGCCGGTCTGGTGGGCGGCCTGGTGCTGCTCGGCGAGCGTGAGCAGCAGATGCGGGGTCAGGCCCCAGAACTCGCCGGGAGAAATGTGGAGGGCACCGACGGCGAGATAGAGGTACTCGCCCCAGGGGAAGCTGCCGTCTCCAGCCCCGGCGTGACCGTCTGCACCGGGGCGGCGCCGTTTCCCTGGCTCCGGCTCTCCAGCGCGCGGCCGAGCGCGGCCGTGAACGCGCGGGTGTACTCGTCGAGGCGGCCCGGGTCCAGCAGGTCATCGAGCATCGCGCCGTCCGTGCGCCGCCGATAGACGATGTCCTGGATGTGGCGGGTGCCCTTGGCATCCTGGTACTCACGGATGTGCGGCTCGAACCCGCCGGGGCCGACGGTCCCCGCGCCGATGATCTGCGCGAGCGGCCCGAACGCGGCGCCGGCGCCCGTGGAGTCGATCGCCTTCTGAACGGCCCCCACGGAGCCGAAACGGGCCTCCAACAGCGCGAGCGCGCGGAAGCTGTAGCGGAGCGGCACTTCGGTGCCGTCGGTGAGGGTGACAGCGCCGCCCTCGGCGAGCAGGTCAAGTCCTGTGGTCATGGTGGGTCCCTGGGTGAGTGCCGAGTTCCGGCCTGCGGACGGGGAAGAGGGGCCGGCCGGGCGCGCTGAGCGAGGACGCGCCCAGCCGGAGATCAGGAGGTGGCGGCGGTCGGGATCGCTACGGCGGTCTCGTTGATGTCGATGTCGATCCACTCGCCGGTCGAGATCAGCGGCACACAGCGCGCCTGGTTGTCGATCGTGCGGTAGTCCTCCTCGGCCAGACCGAGGCCGGGGAAGCTGCTCATCACGCACTTCATCAGGGAGAAGTGGACGTCCCCGCCGACGAGGTCACCGCCGGACGTCGGGGTCTTCCCGACCAGCTTGTACGGCAGCGGCTTGGCGCCCTTCTTCAGGGACCACTTGGTCTTCTGCGCCGGCGTGGTGCCCGAGTCCGTCACGGTGGAGGCGAGCAGTGCCGCGAGCACGTCGAGGCTGAGCTTCGCGTGCGGGTAGCTCACGGTGATGTTGGAGATCGACGCATCGGAGTCGAGCAGGCCGTTATCGCCCCGCAGCTCCTTTACCTCGACGTCCCCGGAGATCTCCATGCTCTTGATGCCGGGTACGTCGATACCGGCCCCGTAGGACGGCGTGCCGCCTTCCGGGTCGGAGAGCAGGGGGAAGATCTTCGCGTCTTCGACCGCGTAGAGCTTGGTCACTCGGGAGATGGGCATCTCGGTTCCTTCCTGGTGCCGGGGTCCGGCCCTTACGTGAGGGGTGGTGCAGCGGGCTCGGGGACGGGGATGGTCTCCGGGGCGATGCCGGGAAGCTGCGGAGGTGGCCCGGCGTCCTGCGGGACGATCAGCCCGTCGATGACCCACCACGTGGTGCCGGGCCGGCCGTCGGCGTCATGGACGGCGACCGCCCCGTGATCGACGGCAACGAGCGCGCTGATCCGCGCCACGGTGGCGCCGGGCAGAGGAGGCCAGTGCGGGCCGAGGACGGCGATCACCTCGGCACGGGCCATCGGCGTGTGCGTGATCTTCACTGCGGAGTCACCTCTTCACGCAGCAGCTCCCGGTGCACGTGCACCGTGATCGAGTGCCGGACCCGGTTGTCGGCGATGGGGATGCGGTCGATGTCGTCGACCCGGACTGCGGTGACCTTCGCCGGGTGCGCCGGCAGTTGGCAGCCGTGCAGGGCGTGCGCGATGGCCTCGGCCAGCCCGTACCGCTCGGTGACCTTCGTCGTACGCGCGCCGGTCTTCACACGGGCCCGCTGCACGAGATCCACGGTGACGGTCTCGATGATGTTGATCTCAGCCGCCGGATCACCGAAGTCCCCGTTGGCCGTGGTGTCGAGCCCGGCCGGCATGCCCTCCTGCACGACGATGAACGGCTCGGCCTGCCCCTCGCGGGGGCCGTCACGGAAGACGGGCACGCCGAACTGAAGGGCTTCCAGGCGGGCCTTGATGGCGCCCGAGGTGCTTGCGGCCATCACCGGCCTCCCCGGATCTGCGAGAGGTTCGCCCGGAAGAAGATCTCCGTCAGCTCGATCGCGGGCCGCATGAACGGCTGTGCGGGCGTGCCAGGGTGATGCACCTTTGCGACGGGGTGAGCAGCGCCCGGCCAGTACAGCGCCTGCTTGTTCTTCGGAAAGATGTCATGCGGCTCCGTCCCGCCCTCAACATCCGCGGCGTAGGAGACGTTCGTGCCGACGACGTAGCCCACGCTGCGGCCCCTGTTCTCGGCGCGCGAGACGATCGAGGAGCGCAGGCGGCCGGTGTCCACTGCGGCCCGGCGGCGTGCCTCGTTCTGCACGTCCACCCGGGTCCGGTCGACGGCCCGCTTCACGTCGTCCGACATGCCGCCGAATGCACGGCGTAGACCACGCTCGTACTGGCGGGTGTTGATCCGCACGGACTCGGACGCGCCGAGGCGCAACGGTGACGAACTACGCATGCGCATCACACACCCCCGATCAGCGAGTGACCGCGGTTCAGGTAGCCCGCCAATAGGGCGTCGACCTGTGATGATCCGGTCGACGCCGACGCCGTGACGACGCCTTCCGACGGCTCATCGTCGCTGTCCTCGATGGCCACGTTGTTGCCCTCGTCGTCCACCTGAAGCGACGGATCCTGCTCGGCGTCCGCATCCGACGGGGCAGCCTCGGCCTGGAGGTGCGCGGCAAGCAGGGCGCACGCCTGCCCCACGAGCAACGACGGCTCGTCGTAGCCGAACGAGCCGGCCACCTTGACCTGCTCGGCCCCCCACCGCTCCCACAGACCGAGCCAGCCCCCGTTATACGACTCGGCCCCCACCACGAGATCGTCGTAGCCACCCCATGCGAGGTGTACGGCGTCGACCTGTCCGAACACCTTCGACGAGGTGACCCGGTAGGCAGACGACGGGATCGACGGGCCGTCGTCGGCGGCCAGCACGGGCATGACGCTGGTGATGATCCGGACGCGGCGCGGGAGGATGACCAGTCCCCCCGCGCCGACATCCGCCACCACCACCAGGTCAGTTGGTTCGAAACACTGCTGGGTGTAGGCGTCGATCCGCTCCCGGGCAACAGCGATCCACGCGGCGACCTCGGCATCCGAGCCGGTGACACCCGCGGTCCGCGCGGCCTCTTCGGAGCAGTACGCCATGGGTCAGCCCTGCTCGCCCTCAGCGGCGTCCAGCTCGCGCTTGACGCCCTCCGTGATTAGCCCGCCCTTGGCGACGATCTGCCGGGCATAGCCACCCGGGTGTGTGGGAACGACCGGGCCGGTGGGCTCACCGGTGCCGGCGGCGTCGAGGGCGCGGAACGCATCCTCGGGGGCATGTTGCCCTACCGCCCAGCCCTCGCCCGCCGCATACTCCTGCGTGCGGACGACGGCGGCGTTCGGCTGCTCGGTGCTCTCGTCGGGGGTGCTCTTGCGTGTGGTGGCCATGCGGTGGCTCCTCAGAAGATGCGGAGAGGTTCGGGGCGGGCGCGGTCGAGCCGGGGCGGACCGCGCCCACGGGGAAGTCAGGAAGTCGCCGCAGCGAACGTGATCTTCACGAACGCCTGCGGAGTGTGGACCGCGACGTTCGCGCGGCGCTCGGCGAGGATGACCAGCGTGTTCGCGGTGAAGTACTCCGCGTGCGAGTCGGTCATGAGGATGGTGATCCCCTGCCGCTCCCACAGCGTCGCCCCGGTGCGGAACCCGCCGAGGAGCGCCGTCCCCGCAGCCATCGCCACGGTGGTGACGACCGTCAGGCCCCACAGCCGCATCGGCGCGCCCGGGTCGGTGACGTTCGCGATGACGCGGAACTGACCGTTGTCGTCCTCGTCCAGCTCGATGTCCTGCCAGTCCATCGGGTTGAGCACGACGGCAGTCGGCGGGTACAACGCCAACTCGCCCTGCGTCTTCGCCTTCCGGACCGTGATGAGCTTGACGTCCGTCGACCCCACGCCCGGCTGGTACGCGCCGATGCCGGCCGTCGTGAGGATGCCCTGCATCTCGGTGGTGCCGTTGCCGGTGAGGATCTCGCGATCCATCTTGTACTCAAGGCCGTACGTCAGTCGGCCGTTGATGTAGCCCATGAGCTGGCCGTTGTCGTCCGCGGCCTGCCGGGTGATGGGCACCCAGTGCGCGACGGTCTTCAGGTTCGTACTGATCAGGTCGAACAGGAACGGGCCGGACTTAGGCTTGTCGGCGCCCTCGGCGACGACTGCGGCCTTGTTCCAGGTCGCCTGCGGGCCGGACACGTCCCGCATGTACTCCAGCGTGGTGCCGTCCGACGTCTGCCGGTCCAACAGGCTTGCGACCAGCAGGGGGAAGTCCGGGTTCTGCGGGATGATCCCCGGCACCCGGGTGTTCTGCTGCGGCTGGGTCGTCGTGGTGACCGTGCCGGCCGGGGCCGCGCGGAAGTCGGCTCCCTCCACGCTGAACTGGCCGCGCTTGCCGTTCGCTCGGAAGTTCTCCAGGGCCTTGCTGCGGACGAAGGCCTCGGCGACGGTGAGCGGGTGCGGGTTGCCTCGGTCGTCGGGCTGCATGCCCGGCTCCTCGCGGCGGGTGTCCGGGTCCGGGTCGCCAGCGGGCAGCGAAGCTGCCTTGAGCGCGCGGAGGCGGGCGTCGCGCCGAGCGGCCTGGTCGATCTTCGCGGCGATGTCGTCGGCGCGCTGGAGCAGCTCGTCAACGTCGCCGTCGAAGTTCGGGTCCTGGAGCAGGCGCACGACCTCGTCGCGCTGCTCGGTCAGGGTCGGGGCACCGCCCTTGATGGGGTAGATCAGTCGACCGTCACGGCGGCGACCGATGGGGCGGATCTTCGCGAAGTTGCTCACCGCGAGTCCTCTCGGTCCGTGGACGGCACGCAGCCGCCCAGATGTCTGGGTGTCTGCGGTCCGTCTGTCACGGCCGGTGGATCGCGCCCGGCATGCTCGCGGCTTTCACGTCCGGTGCGAGCGGCCCGGATGGGGGGAGGGTAGATCGACTGCGGGGGTGCGTGCGGGTGGGGGCCGCAATTCGCCCCTGACGACGGGCATCTACCGGCGTCGTCGCTTACGTCGTTTGTCCCACCACAGCGTCAGGAACAGGGCGAGGAAGGCGCGGTGACGCCCATCGCCTGTCCTGCGAGGCTCAGTTCGTCGTCGGTCATCACGCGCCGCCCACGGCCGTCAGCCGCAGCAGCGCCGCCCGCCGTTGTCGCCGGATCATCTCCTGCTGGTGGGCGATCGCCGAGTCCCGGCCGTGCTCGCGGTCGTACTCGGCCAGCCGCTCGGCGAGGGTCGGCTCGCCCACGGTGTCCGTGTACAGGGCGCCGAGCGCGCTGCGGACGGTCTTCAGCTTGGAGCCGGGCACGGCCGCCATGCGCGCGGTGATCTGCGAGACCTCGATGAGCCGCGCGGACCGGATGTTTTCCAGCACGTCGGCGCGGTCCTCGTCGCCCATCTCGGCGAGCTTCTTCCATTCCGGCAGGTCCGTCCGCACGAACCCGACGGACAGTTCCCGCGCGCTGCCGGACCGGGCCATCGCGCGTTTGTCGCGGCCGGACTGCGTGTCGTCGTACGCGCCCGCGATGTGCAGGTGGTTGGGCTGCTCGTCGGCTCGGAAGGTGCCGATCGGGTCGTACGGGCTGTGCATGAACAGGTAGGCGTACGAGCCCTTGTCGATGCCGCGCTTGAAGACGCCGGGGTGGAAGGTGGTGCCGTACGAGTCCTTCTTGCCGTACTGGCAGGCCACGCCTTCGAAGGTGCCGTCCTGGTCCTCGCCTACGCGGAACTCGTGCGTCTCGAAGACGCGGAACTCGATCTCCATTACCGGGTCCTCCTGCTCCTGCACGTCTGTGCGTGCGTCTTCGCGGCCGTCAGGTCCGCCGTGTGGGTCACCGGTACGACGTCGGGCAAGTCGTCGCGGGCGAGGTCTACGTCAGCGACCGCCGTAACGCGGGCCGGCTGCTGAACGTGGCAGTACGGGCACTCGATCATGAGGACGTTGAAGCTCACTGGGTTCCCTTCTTCAGCGCGTGCTCGGCGTAGACCTCGGCCACGCCGTTCATGACGTCGCGGTGCGACGAGGACAGCTTTGGGGCGTACCGGTATACGGCGCGGTTCTTCTTGTCGCGGCCGTCGTACTCGTACACGACCTGCCCGTTGGCGAACGTGACGAGCTTGGGCACCTCGCCGTTGATGTCCGGGCGGACGGCGAGATCCTGCTTTCCGTCGAACGGTCCACGGCGGACTTCCTTGAAGGGCACGCCGGGCGGGCAGTACGCGCCCCGGTACTGCGCATGCCCAGCGGGCTGGAGGATGACGGGGATCTCGCCGCGCAGCAGCGTCGCCATGATCAGGACTCCTCGAACGAGTACGTGAGTGCGCAACGGCACTGGATGGACTGCGCGGCCGGGGCGGTCGGATCCGCCGGCCACCGGGACTTGGTGAGGGTGAACCGCTTGTTCATCGCGGCCGTGTTCCCGTTCTCCTGCCGGTGCGTCTCGCGCGTGCGCTGGTCTTTCGTGGCGAGCCACGTCTTCGTTGTGGCGCCGGCGTCGAGCGCGGCGAGGAACGACGCCTGGCTGTAGCCGCCGACGGTCTCTGTGCGGGCGATCATCGTCGCCCGGTAGTCGCTCAGGTTGGCGAACACCCGCTGGATCCGCGCCCGCAGCTCGGGCACGCTCTCGCCCTCGGCAACGCCGTGCGCGAGGAGTTGCGATCGGAGCACCTGCTCCGTGGTCGCCGTGACCTGCCCGGCCAACTCCTCGATCCGGTCGCCCAGGGCGGCGGACACGTCCGGCTCGTCCAGGTCGAACGAACCCGTGATCGTGGCCCCGCCGCGGCGCCACACTCGCTCGATGAACGGCCGCAGCGTCTCGGCCGTCTTCCGCCGCCAGTACCGCGCGTCGAAGATCTCCCGCACCTGGATGCGCTCGTCCCACCCCTCCGGGCCGGTGGCGACGTCCATGTCGGTCATGCGGGCCGCGGGCAACTGATCGGGGTCGGGCGGGGCGAGGCGTACCTGGTCGTCGCGGGCGAGAGCGCAGGCGTGCGCGCGGGTCTCCTCCAGCCACGCCGTGGACCGCTGCGGCTTGGCCATGAGCCGGTCGAAGTCCCTCAGCACCCGGTCGCGCTGTTCGCGGGCGAGGGCCTGCACGGCGCGGCGGCCGGCGGGCTCCAGCTCGTCATAGGCGGCGTTGATCTCGCTGACGGACGGCGACGACGGCCCGTCGTCCGCGCGGGTCAGCTCCGGCCGACGGGGCGTCGGAGGAGCGTCGACCTGCGGCGGGGCCTGCCCAAGCAGCCGGGCAAGGGCAGCCTCTACGGCCCGCTCGACAACGGCTCCGACGTCCGGCGACGACGGCAGCAGACGAGAGAAGTCCGCATTCCACGACCGCGCCTCATCTCCGGCCGGCACGCCCTGTACGGGGGCGAACTGTGCCCGGTACGGGGTCAGGGTGTGCTGGCCGATGCCGCCCGGTAGCGGATCTTTGCCGAGTTCGGCGCGGGCCTCATCGATCATCAGGGTGTCGCTGTAGACGCTGGCCCGGGTGCGGTTCGCCTTCGAGTCCTGTGTCTCCTGGAGGGCCTCGACGCCCGAGAGGTCGAACACCGCGTCTTCGGCGTCGGACGGCAGCAGGCGGAGGTCGATCTCCGAGGCGATCATTTCGAGCTTCGGCTTGATGGTGTCGGACCACAGCGTCGCCTTTGCCGCCGCCCGGTTCTCGTACGTCGTGCCCGCGGCCAAGTAGTCGTGCGGCACCCCGAACGCCAACATGACCTCAGCCGAGTTGGCCATGCGGCTTTCGAGGTACTCCATCTCCTCTGGGGTGAACGTCAGCCTCTCGAAGCCGATGCCCTTGGCGCCGTTCTGCCCGCCGCCCGGCGCGGACCGTACGAGCAGCGTCTTGCCGGCGTTCTCCGGGCCCTGCATCGACGCGCGCCACGCGGCCTTGACTGCCGTGAACTCGCGCTCTTCCATGTCGCCGAGGTAGACGACGCCGGTGGGACGAGCGCCGTTCGCGTAGCTGGAGCGCTGCCACTCGCGGGCGAACGCGTCCATGTCGACGGCGTGCCGCGCAGCCTTCCACGGGGCGATGCAGCCCAGCGGATCGAACGGGTGCGGGTAGCGCAGCCACAGCATCTCTTCCGGCAGCACCGGCACCTGCACACCGTCGCCGCGCCGGATGACGAACCCGACGATGTTCACGATCGTGGGGCGCTGTGACAACGGCTTGTCGACCACGATGTCCACCGGATCGAACACTAGGTTCGCCTCGGCAATCGGCCCGAGTCCTGTTTCGCCCCGGTCCAGGTGCACGAAGGACTGGCCGGCCAACTCGGCCTGCATGAGAAGCAGGTACTTGAAGGCGCGGGCCGACAAGAACGTGTTGGGCTTCTTGTTGAACAGGTGGGCGACCTCGTGCCCGTCGATGAACGAGCCGTCCGGCCGGGCCACGGCCAGCGGGACCGACGAGCCGTTGGAGGCGATTGCGTCCACGCACCGGTACGCCACGGCCGAGTTGGCGAACCCCCTCGCCTCGGCGTCCAGCGCCATGGTGAGGGACTGCTGCCCGCCGATCGAGGCCACGGTGATCGGCATGCGGTCGCGGAGGCTGTCAAGGCTGAGGGCGCGTGTCTCGGCGGCTCGGCGTAGCGCTCGGTTCCGGTACTGGCTCAAGGGTCCTCCTATGCGACCGCGGCCGAGTTGCCCGCGGGCGCGAGCATGAGAGCAGTGAGGGCCCACACCATGGCGTCAAGCCGGTCCGGGCTGTCCTGCCCCGGGACCCACGTGACCAACTGGGTCTCCAGTTCGGGCAGGCTGGTGACGATGTGCGCGGCGTTCTGCGAGAACACGGCCGCCACCGGTTCGGCGCGGGTGGCCTTGCCGCGGGTGGCGGTCACGGTGTCGTAGTTCACCGTGCGGTCGATCTGCCGCAGCGTCGTGCCGATCCAGTCGCCGCCGTTGTTCGTCTCGGCGATCACCACATCGGCCTTCCAGGCGTGGTACGCCTCGGCTGCCTTCCGCATGCACTCCTCGGGCGACATGCGCCCGGACAGGTCGTCGAGCACGTAGGCGTGCTGCCGGACGAACCCGTTGCGGTCGGGGATGTATGCCTGGCCGAGGCCGGCCACGATGATGCCCATCTCGTCGGACTCGTCGCCGTCGGTCGCGGCCGGGTCGATGGCGACGACGATGCGCACGAGTGGCGGGGCCGCGCCGACACGCGTCCGGTCCAGGACCAGGCGCTTCCACAGGGCGCCCTCGATGTCCTTCAGCAGCTCGCCGTCCAGCTCCTGAGCCTCGGTAGCAGTGCCAGCGTGGCGGCGGATCAGTTTGTCGCGCTGCTCCTGTGGCAGGTGGATCGCGTCCCGGGTGCGGCCCTTGGTCACGATGACGTCGGACCGCTCGGTGAGTTCGATGATCTCGGTTCGCGGCTTCGGCGTGGTGCTGCCGATGTAGTGCGGGTTGGATCCGATGCGCAGGCCCATCTCGCTGTGCGTGATGGCGTCCTTCAACCGGCGCTGCGCGGCGACCTCTTCCATCCACACGAGGCACCGGTTACCGCCGGCCCGGAGCCGTTCCACGTCGTCCGGGGTGTGCGCGCCGAACAGTTTCGCCTCGGCCCCGCTCGGCCACCTCGCGAAGGTGCCGCCAGCCGTCGTCCTGAGCACCACGCGCGGGTCGTGCGCCTTCAGCCCGGACGGCCCGTTCACGCACGCCTCGACGGCGTCTCCCTGCGTCGGCGCGATGATTGCCATGCGGTGCCCGCCCTTCAACCGCGGGTCACAGGGTGGCCCGTTGACGTGCGCGACCATGTAGCGGGCGCAGCCGTCCGTCTTGCCCGTGCCACGGCCACCAAGCTGGAGCCACCAGCCGAGCGTCTCGATCGCCGGGGGCGGAACCTGCCACGGGTACGGCTTCCAGCGGCCCCACCGCTTCGCCCACAGGCGCGCCGCCAGCTCCTGTTCGAGCAGCTCAAGTTCGGCCGGGGACATCCCGACCATCGCTGCGTCGAGGGCGGCGGCGTGCACTGCGGGGCTACTCCCATTCGAAGTACGGGCTGTCGGGGCCGCCGGTCTCTCGGCGGTGGATCATGCGGGCGTTGTGGTCCTTGACCAGCTGGCACGTGATGGACGGGTTCCGGGGAAACGCAGACGGGCACGTATCGATCGGATCGGCGGGCGCCGACTCTTCGGGGATGGGCTCGGTCATGTCTCCTCCAGCTGCGCGATCTCGTCAGCGAGGGCTTTGATACGGGTGGTCATCTCGTCGGTGACGGTGACGTTGGCCTTCACGGGGGCATAGAGCCCGAGCAGCTTCGCCTCGTGGTCCATGGCCTTGACGATCGCCTCGGCGGCCTTGGAGGCGTTCATGCCCCCGGCGAACACCTGCGGCATCAGACCGTCGATCACCTGCTTGCATGTCGCCAGCTGCTCGCCGACGTACGCGCCGAAGCTGTCGGCGGCTTCCTGGTGGAGTCGGGTCCGGCCGCGTTTCCACGCCTCGTACGTGTTCTTGACGTCGGCGCCGATCCGCTCGGCGATCTCGCGGAACTCCAGCCGCTCGCGGGTGCGGAGCAGCATCACCTCGTCCTCGCGCTGCCGCGCGATGTCCGCGTTCTTCTTGGTCGCCACTCCGTCACCTCCCTGACGGGGACGGTACGGATTTCGGGCGCGGCCGGATCTTGGGGGCTGCAATTCGCCAGGCATGACGAGGCCCCCACCGCTTCAGTCGGTGGGGGCTTGGCCGCGCGCCTCTGGTGCAGGATCTTCTGTCAGATGGTCCGTCGTGCGCGAAGGCGCCTTACGTCACGCACGAGTGCGTAGAGGGCGATGAGGAAGGCCGCACTGCAAATTCCGATCACGGCAACCGACGCTCCGGAGCTGATGAACATGGTGAGCACCATGGTGCTGGCCAGGACACCGAAGGCCGAGATCAGGGTGCTGATGAGGTCAGTCATGCCGACATCATCACTCGCGGCCTTCTGCCAGTGGAAGTGATTCAAGCGGGTTGTCCTAGAGGCGAGGAGTCGCTGGTTGCTGTCGTGGGAGCCCGGTTCAGCAGGCGTCGTACTTCCAGGTGCCGCCCTCCCGCGCCCACGGCTGCGACTCCTGGTCGAACTTGGGCAGCCCCTCCACCTTGTACGTGACGCGGGCGAGATCGCCGGACACGTCCGCCTGCACATCCGTCGCAGGGTGTCCGGCGCCGTAGTCGGTGTGCGCCTGCCTCACGGTGGCGGCGAACAGTTCCTCGGTCACCTTCCCCGCGCAGCGCTTCGACAGCACGCCGTACGCCGTCTTGGCGTCGCCCTTGAAGTAAGCCTCGGTGTAGTCCCGCACGGTCAGTTCCAGTGCCCCTGTCTCGGCCGGGGTGGGCGTGGTGGTCTTGGCTGGCGCGGGATCGGTCGGGCTACTGGCCTTGTCGTCGCTCGACGAGCAGGCGGTGAGCGCGAGGAGCGCGGCGGCGGTGGCAAGCGTGATGGTGGCGCGAGTGCGCATGTGTCCCCCCTGGACAGTGCGGTCGGTGGGGGCATCGTGACACAGCGGGCATGGAGCGGGCCCCGCCGCTGGGAATTTCGACGGGGCCCGTTCAGCGTCACAGCCAGAGACGCGGATAGATGTGGACGACTGTAGGGGGTGGGGCTGACGGTGGTCAGTGCCCGCAGTGGGGCTTGGTCCACCAGCCGCACTCGGCACAGTACTCGTACAGGCGGGTGAGGAGTTGGAGGATCACCGGTCGGTCACCTCCTCCCGCACTGGGTGCACGATGCACATAACCCCGTTCGGGTCGGTGACCCCTCTCGCCTTCGCACGCCTACGACCAGCGGCTTCAGCAGATTCGGGGGCAACCTCTCTCGGTGGGGGAGTGGCGGATGTATCGGACATCTGCCATGCGCCGATCGCCCACACCACCGGCAGCAGGTAGATCCCGCCGGGTACCCGCTGGAGCAGCAGGCTGTAGAAGACGGCGGCAAGCACGGATGCGACGAAGCGGCGCAGGATCACGCCGAGTCGGACGATCCCGGGACGGTCGGCGTGCGTCTTCCCGGACAACCAGCGCGCCCACGCCTCCAGTTGCCGCCACGTCCCGAGGCACAGTCGGCGGCCCACAACGGCCGCGCGCGCCCTCACCACAGCCCCATGAACCAGTCGCCGGCCATCGAGACCGTGGGGGCGACGACGAGACCCACGAGGCCGGCCACGCTCTTTGCGAGCCCGAGGCTGATCCCGGCCAGGGTCTGGCGGACGAAGTCCCACCGGAAGCCCCGGCGGGACGCCACGGCGATGAGCACGATCGTGGCGAGGATGACGACCGCGTGGCCGCCAGGGGTGAGGGCGAGCTGGGATGCGCGGGTGACGTCTGGGGAGGTGCCGCCGACGCCGTACACGAGGACGACTTCGCCCACTGTGTTGGAGCCCCACAGGGACCAGTCGGCGGCGGCACCGATGATGCCTCCGGCGCAGAGGATGAGCAGGGCTCCGTAGGCGTCGCACGCCAGGATGGGAGCGAGCTTCTTGAGGGCCTTGAGGTGGAATCGCTTCTTGGGGTGGTCGGCCCACCAGCGGGATGCGTCCCACAGGAACAGGCCGAGCCCGACCACGACGCCGCCGAGGGTGACGATGCCGTAGACGGGGATGTGCAGCGGTGGCATTACGGGTCCTCAGCGGAGTACCGCCACGGCGAGCGCGGCGCAGGTGAGCACGAAGGCGGCCGTCCCGGTGATCGGGGGGACGGTGCGGAGGTCGACCAGGGCGAGCAGGACGAGTCCGCCGGCCATGGCCAGAGCGAAGAACGCGAGGGCAGCGACGGCGGTCATCACGCGTCTCCGTGGCTCGCCGTGGTGGCGCGGTCGTGGCGCGCGTCGGTCGGCATGCGGCTGATCCATGCGGCGCGGCGCGCGGCGGCGGCGATGCGGATGGCGCGCTCCAGTGGCGCGGGCAGGCGGCCGGTGCGCCGGTCGATGAGGACGTTCAGGTCCTGGATCAGTTGAGAGTCCAGTTCGTGGACGAGCCACGGCCGCACCTTGTTTCCGCTGCTCAGGGTGAGTGGCGCGCGCTCAGGGCGGTCCGGCTCGGTGGCGGCGCGCGCCGGTGTCTCGGTGCGCGGCGCGTCCGGCCCGGTGGACAGCGCGTCCGGCTCGACGGTGGGCGGCTCGGTGGCTCGGAGGTCGCGCGCCACGGCGTCCTTGCTGATGCCCAACTGGCGTCCGATGGCGCGGTTGGAGTGGCCGGCGTCGTGCAGTTGGCGCACGGTGGCGCGCCGCTGTTCAAGGTCGGTGTGCGGGGTAGGCTGCGCGTCAGCCATGGGAGGTCACGTCTCCTGTGGTCAGCCCCCGGTTGCCGCCGGGGGCGTCTTCGTTTGTGAGGCATCATCGTGTCGGGTAGCCGACACCTGATGGCGTTGAGGGTAGCCGACACGTGGTCGGGTGTGCAGACCTACGCTCCGGCGGGGAGGTGACCGGGTATGGCCGAGGAGAGAGACGAGGCGCGCGCCGAGGCGGATCGGGTGCTCGCGGCGGTTCGTGCTGCGCTTCGCGGGCTGGAGGCGATCCCGGATGCTGTGGTGCGGGCGCGGGCGGCCGGTCTGGTGCTGCGGGAGTGGGCGGGCGAGAAGACGCTGCCGAAGGAGATCCGTCAGCAGGCGGTCGACACCCTGCACGAGGGCGGGATGGACTTCCCGGAGATCGGTGAGGCGATCGGTACGGATCGGTCGCGGGCGTGGCGGATCTGGAAGGGTATGAGCTGACGCAGCGACACCCCGTCGTCCGGGTCGACGACGGGGTGTCTGGGCGGCTCGCCCGCCAAGTCGGCGTGCTATTGCTCGCGGATGTAGTCGAGGATCATCATCCCTGCCGTGAACACCGTTACGGCGCCGACGGTTCCCACGCCGGACGCCTCATAGAACGTGAGGTCGCCCACATGACTGGCGTAAACGCCCACCGCAAAACCGACAAGCGCGGCAATGAGGGTCAGCAGGGTGACGTGCATCGCTCGTGAAAGCTGCCCCGAGCCGCCTGGCGGCTGTGTACCTTGCACCAAAGGGTCCTGTCTCTGCGTATTGGACTCACACGACTCGACAGGGGTTCGCCGGTTGCCGTAGGAAGCCCGGTGGGCCTCTGTCGAGTAGCTGAATTCTGGCGAGCCACACCGACAAAATCCCAATGGAACCGAGCGTTTGTGGTGTTGCTCACCATTGACCCGTTCGTGTCATGTCTCAGGTGCTTCTGCCGCCACAAGGTCTTTCATCTCGAATGTTTCAACGACGCCGCAGGTCCTCCTACGCCGTTGGACGTAGACCCGTTCGGCCCAATTGGCGTCCATCGTCGGCGGCGTGCTTGGCCTTCCCCGTCCGCACCCGCGCGGTGTCGGCATCCCGCATCTCGGTCTCAGCCTGGTCCACGAGCAGCCGCGACTCGTCCGGGGCGAGCGCGAGGCCGCGCTGCACGCGGGAGAAGAGCACGCGCAGACTGTCTCGGCGGGCGGTGCGCTGCGCGTCCTCGTCGGCGGCCGGGGCCGCGCGCAGCGGTTCGTCGAACCTCGGGTACACCGCCACGGCGTCGGGCCAGCTGTGGCCGAGGTCGTCGGTGTGGTCGGTGACGGTGAGGTGCCCGGCGGCGCGGATGCATTCGCCCGGTGGGTAGTTGGGCCCGCGGTAGGCCGCGCTGCACGTCGTCGCGGGCGTCGTCGCGTCGTCGGTGGCGACGACGGGGCGTCCATGGACGACGGCGACGCCCGGCGACGGGGTGACGGCGGCCGGGGACAGGGCGTCGGCGATGCGTCGGACCTGCGTCGTCAACTGCTCGGCGGCGCGGACGACGGCCCGCGCGTCGGTGCTGGGCTGGCTCACCGCTTCACACCGCCCATCGCGATGTTCATCGCGCCGAGCAGCCACGCGAGCGCCACTTGCTCGGCCGCGGTCGGCGACCATCCGCGCTTCTCCATGTCGGCGCGCATGCCGTCGGCGGTGTCGAAGACGGGAGCCAACTGCTCGCGCATGGCGAGGAGTCCGTTCGTCAGCTCGTGCCGGCGCTTGTCCAGCTCGGCCGGGTTGGGGGTGGTCATGCGGTGGTGTCCTTCCTGGTGCAGTGCTCGGGGTCGTGCTGCGCGCCGGTGGTTGCCCACCAGGTCTCGCAGCAGGCGGTAGCGAGGGCGATGGCCACGGCGTCATCGATGGCCGGCCGGGTGTCGGGTGGGCGTGCGGCGCGTTCGAGGCGCAGCAGCGCGGCGCGCAGCTCGTCGCGGTGGTAGGCGTGGTGGACGACGCCGAGCGCGAACAGCACCGTGCACGTGGTGAACAGGGCGGTGTATCCAGCCTGGCCGTGCTGCTGGCTGGCGACGGCGCAGCGCAGGAGCGCGATGGAAGCCACGGTGTACAGGACGCAGAGGGCTGCGGTGAAGTGCTTCAAGGCTTCCTCCAGGGCATGTGGGACCAGTGGGCGAGGGGCAGGCCGGCGGTGGTGACGACGAGCAGCACGTAGGCGACGATGGCGATCACGGCGGGGCTCACGCGGCCCGTTGGAACGTCTGTGCGTCCGCTGGAGCGCCCGGCGCCGTATCGGTGGACTTCCGGACGCCTCGGCCGCCACGCGCCCGCTGTGGGCTCTTCCGGCCGCGCGCACGGTCCGCCGCCGACCGCTTCGCCTGCGCCCCCTTGCACTCGTCGCAGGCGGGCTCCCCCAGCACGCGGTGCAGGTGGTAGCCACGCGAGGAACCGCCGGCCTCGTGCTCGACGGCCAACCGCGCCCGACGCTCGGCTTCAACGTGCGCGTCGTGCGCCGCGGTGCACTCGTCACACGGCTGCTCCCGGTACCCGAAGTGCGCCCGATACGCGGCCTCCGAGCCGCACACGAGCCGCAGCTGGCCGTGCTCGTCGAACCGCCACGGCCGACCGTCACGGAAGCTGCGCCGGTCCGCGGCCGTGGTGCCGCCCCACACGCCGTGCGCCTGCCGGGTCTCGATGGCGTACGCGGCGCAGGGGGTCCGCAGGGGGCAGGTCTGGCACTGGCGTACGGCGGCGGCGCGTTCGCGGGCCTGGTCGCTGAAGAACGGCTCGTGGTCGAGGCGGCAGGGCAGGCCGGGGGTGCGGATCATCAGGTCGTGCAGGGTGCTGGTCATGGGTACCCCCGGGGGTTGGTCGTGGGGCGGTTGGTCTGCGGTGCTGGTCAGGCGTCGTCGGGTCGCGGCTTGCCGCAGCAGGTCTCGCGGTCGGCGTAGTGGTTCTCGCGGCAGGTGGGGCAGCGCCACATGAACCCGGCGCGGAGGGCGACTCGGATGAGGGCGTTGATCTCGCTGCCGGTCTCGGCGGCGGCGAGGAGGAGGGTGATGGCTCGGGCTCGGGCGTCGCGGTTCGTGGGGTCGGGCGTGGTCATGCGCTGTGCCTTTCGTGGTGGGTGGCTGGCTCACAGCGGGCGTGCATGGTGCGGTCGGGTCGCTGAGGGTCGGGCATGATCCGGCGGTTGCAGCCGGGGCAGATGCGCCACGTGGTGTGGTCGTCGGGGTTGGGTTCGTGGGACTCGTCCTGATCACCGGAGCGCCCAACCACCTGAGGTTTGAAAGAGACCTCAGCCCCGTCTTGGGAACCCCATGGGTAACCCCCTGGGGTGTTCGGGGGGCGGTCCCCCGAACCGTTCAGGGGGCGGTCCCCCGAACTCATTCGGGGGGCGGTCCCCCGTTCTTCCTCGGCCGTACCGTCGGTAAGTTCGGGGGTCGGTCCCCCGTTCTCTGATCCTTCGAGTTCGGGGGACCGCCCCCCGTTCTCCTCGGCCCACGGAGCCGCCTTCCGCTCGGCCTCCCGCTTCTGCCGAGCCTCCTCACGGGACGCCTTGACGCCTTCGAGGTAGGCCACTGCGGCGGGCCAGTTCGGGACGGGGGCGAGGACGATGGCGTACAGCGCGGTACGGCCCCGGCGGCGTTCACCCCGGACGACGACAACACCGGCCCGTACAGCGGCTTCCAGCCGGTCGCGAGCGTCTTTCTCGTCGGCGCCGGCCGCCTTCGCAATGTCCTGGATCCGGATGGGCTTGCCGTCGCTGAAGCGGAGTTCACCGGCGGCGTTGGACATGGCACGCAGGGCGTAGAGCAGCGTGAGCAGGCCGGGTTTCAGAGCCCGCGGCATGCTGCGGGCCCATCGCCACGCGAGCGCGTTGCCGAAGGCGTTCGGCACGCTGCCCGGGGTGCGGGCGTCCTGCTCGTCTGTGCTCAACTCACTGCTTCTCTCGTGATGTTGCGGAACCGATCCGGCAAGATCCGGTCGGCCCGGGGCGCCCGCTGTACAGCCGCCCCGGACGGCGAGCGGCTAGCGAACGAACTCGTCCCGGCGGGCCTGCTCACGGCGCCGCTTGTGCTCCTTCAGCTCGTCCTCGGTCGGCTTGCTCGCGACCAGCCCGGCAAGCTGGCCATCCGGGTGGATCGGGTCCTTGCCGACCTCGTCGAACGTGCCGTCGATCTGCCGGCCGCGGTACATGGCGTGGCGGGCCTCGATGAGGGACTTGGCGTCCTCGTCGGTGCGTGCGACCTCGCAGCCGGTGACCCGGACCTTCACCTGCGGGTCCTTGTCCTCGCCTTCGGCGTGGCCGGTGTAGCTCTTCGAGGTGAGTTCGACGATGGCGTACAGGACGCTGCCGGGCTTCTCGAAGAGCCCGCGGCGCTGCTCGCGGGTCATCGTGGCTTCGATGGCGGCGGCAGCCGAGTCCAACTTGACCTCAGGGACGTCGGCGGGGCTGAGCTTGGGCATGTGCTGCGCCTCTCTCGTGTGTGGTGCTGGGCTGGGGTCCGGTCCCGCCGTGGGGGCCGGCGGGACCGGGGGACGGCCGCGGGCGTCGGGGCACCCGGAGCGCGGCCGTCGGGGTGGTGGTCAGTGGAGGTGCCCGCGGGCTCGATAGGCCGCGGCTGCTTCGGCGGCCTGGATCGCGAGCGCGTCTTCGGCGCAGACCTTGTGCGCTGGCTTCCGCTTCGAGTCGCGCAGGTGGGTCGGGAACCCGCAGTAGCGGCACGGGAGTTCGCGGCTGGACCAGTGCAGGTCTCGGTCACTCCAGTCGAGGAGGGTCCCCGGGACGTACTCGGTCTCGTCCTTCTCCGGCGGGGCACGCCGCCGTCGGCGGCCGGTCACGCCGACTGCCCGAAGATGGCGAAGTACAGGGAGTCCAGCTGCTTCTCGCGCGCTCGGTCATCCCGGTCCGCGTGGTGCCCCGGCTTCACGCAGTGGTCGCGCCCACAGGACGGCAGGGCATATCCCCACGGGTCCTGACCGTGCGCGATACGGAACGCGATCCGGTACGCGGTGTGGAAGCGCCCTCCGTGCTTCAGGCCAGGAGTGCCCTCCTCCGTCCGGTAGCCGGTCCACTCCATGTGGCCGTCGGCGGTGGGCTTGACGCGCTTCCAGAACAGGTCTTCGGCGCTTGCCGCGGGTTTCCGGCCGGGCTTGGCCTTGGGCAGGCCGAGTTGAGCACGGGCCGGTGCGACGGTCTTCTTCGGGTCGACGTTGAGCTGGCGGGCAATGGCCCGGTCGGAGAGCCCGGCTCGGAGCAGCTCGGCGACGTCGGCGCGTACATTCATCAGGCCACCCCCGCGAAGAGACCCAGCTGCACGGGGGCGGTCACGGTTGGAACCGACACGGTGCCCGGCCGGTGGCAGAAGCACGTGCAGATCTCGCGGCAAGGCGCCCCGGCGAGCCACACCCAGGCGAGGTTGTTCGTCCCGTACATGTCCCGCCGCCCGTTGCGTCCCGCCGGGGCGCGGTGCTCGTACGGCTCACGGAACAGCGCGGCACGACCGGTGTAGGTCTGGATCACGGTTTCTCGGACCGGGTGCCCGTCGTGCTGGCACGCTCCGTGCTGGCTCCTCTGGCACTCCACGGACGGCGGCCTCTGGCAGGCGCAGTCAGTGAAGGGGCCGGGGAGAAATTGGTAGTGGCGCAGCCATGACGGCGGCCACACGTGCTCGCGAACCCAGGTGGCCTGTTCGGGTGTCACCGGTCCACCGCCTCGTAGATGAGCGGGTCTTCGGCGCGCCACCGGCTGACGGTGCGCCGCGCGATCCCGACCCTGCCTGCGATCTCCCGTGTGCTGTGGCCGGCGACCGTCATGCGGTAGCAGGCGAGCCGGGCTTCCGCGCGGCTCAGCACGGGGTAGGGACGGAGGCCGTGAACGACGCGCTGCACGGCTTCCTCGTCGATCTCGCTGTGGCGGGGACGGCGAACGCGCGGCCGGTACGAGCGGGCCGGGTTGGCGAAACGTTCCAGGCGGGCCGCGGCGCGTCGCCAGCTGCGGGCCTGGCCGCGATGGGGCTCGGCATCCGCTGCGGTGTGCAGCATCCTGGCGAAGCGGCGCGCCGTGTCGATGCTGGCGAGGGAGACAGTGATCTCGATCATCCGCTCACCGCCTCATCGAACGGCCACACGCGGATCGCACAGCCCGGCATGGACAGCACGTCCGGCACGTCTGTGCCCGCGTAGAACTTGCCGAGCCGGGCGTAGCCGACCACGCGGGCGTCGTCCGCCCACACGATCCCCTTCAGGGCGTCCTCGGTGGACCGGAGGATCTTCGACAGGTCCGGCATTCCGTGCGGCCGGGCAGGTGCCGAGTCGCGCAGCAGGTGAGCGTTCCGGCCGGTCCGGTAGTGGCCCTTCGGGCGGGCGAACGTGAACACCATCGAGGCGACCAACGGGCCGTCGAGCGGCGTCCAGTCGGCGAGGCCGGCCACGGCGTCGAGGGCGGCCTGTTTGACGTCCTGCCGCCAGGGCTTGACCTTCTTCGAGGACTCGATCATGACGCCGTTGCCGACGTGCCGCTTCGAGCCCTGTGGGGCGGGCAGGCCGTAGACGGTGAAGGAGATCCCGGGTGCGGGGGCGGGCCGGGGCCCGGCCGCCGTGGTGGCGGCCGGAACCTCCGGGGCGAACAGAGTCGGCGCGGTCACTCGGCGCCGCCCGTGGTTGGGGTGCTGGTGAGCGGGTCGTGCAGGGTGCGCGTGCGGCACGTCCAGCAGACGCGGCCCCCGGTACGCAGGAAGGCGTGCAGCGTGGTCCGCTCCTCGGCCGGGCAGTACGCGAGGTCGTTGACCATCGCCTCGGTGGGCCGCATGAGGACGACCAGAGGCACGGTCTCCTCGGCACGACGCGGGCGGCGGGTGGCGCGGCGGTGGCCGGTGCCGGGTTGTACGACCTGACGGAGGCGGGTGAGCGGGTTCACAGGAGCGCCTCCTGTTCTTCCGCGCGGGCAAGGTCGTCTGCCTCGGCGTAGTCCTCCTTGAGGTCGATCCCGGCGCGCTCCAACTCGAAGGCGAGATCGGAGAGGGAGTAGTCGTCGCCGCGCTGGTTGGCGACAACCAGCCGGCCGACGGTGGAGCGCAGCGCGACGCGGTCGGTCTCCGCGTTCAGGAGCCGCGCGACGATCGGTGGGACGGCCAGTAGCACGTGCCGCGCGTTCCGGTCGGCGACGCGGTTCGCGATGCGCGCCGCCTTCACGGTGTCGGCGACCAGTTCCGGGGCGGCCGGGGTGGCGGCGCCGAGTACGGAGCGGAGTCCGGCGAGTTCCTCGCGGGTCATGGGGATCATGCGCTCGCCCCCGATCCGGGATGCCGGGTCGACGACCACGGCCGGGCGCCCTCGGCGGGCGCCTGCTCCTCGCGCGGGGCCTGCTGCTGGCCGGCCTGCTCCTCGTGCTGCTGCCGGATCTCGCCGAAGGTCACGCGCTGCTGCGGGAACTCCTCTTCGATCGTGGCCTCACCGCGGCGGATCGACTCGAAGATGATGTGGAGCTGGCCGAGGTCGAGGTTCGTCCACTTCCCCGACGGACGCCCGGCCCGGTTCTCTTCGAGCTGTTCGACGGTGACGCCGATGCCCTCGAAGGCGGCGATGGCCTCGGCCGCGCGCTGCGCGACCGGTGTGTCTCCCTGCCCGTTGTCAACGGTGTGCTGCGCGATCGACTTCGCCTGCTCCCGGAACCAGTCGGGGAGCACCGAGAAGATCATCTCCCGCAGGCGGCGGGCGCCGTTGTTCGAGTTGTTCTCGTAGACGTCCCGCGGGTCCTCCAGCCGCGTGCTCCCGTCGGTCTTGGTCCACCGGGAGTGCGGCACGATGAATGTCGTCGAGGCGCGCTCGTTGGTCTCCAGGTCCCACGCCCACGCCTGCATCTCGGATTCACCCGCGGCGTCATCGCGGCGCAGCTCGTGCACGCCGTAGTGGATGTTCGTCCAGCAGCGGGCGAGTTCCTTGGCGAACTGGATCGTCTCGCCTGACACCCGCGACGTACCGCGGTTGAAACGGAAGAACGAGCGGACGGCGAGGTTGTGCTGTGCGAATGCCGTCTGCATCTTCATGATGGCGAGGGCCTCGACGCGGGGGAACTGGCGGGCGACGATGACGGCGGCCTGGACCTCGGCGACCGCGCGAGACTGCTCAACCGCGGTGCCCTGCCCGACGAACGTCGGAGCGGGCGCAGCCGGGGCGGCGAACTGCTGCTCTGCAACGGGGTAGTTCACAGGTACTCCTGGGTGTCGCGGATCTCAGCCCACGGAGGCAGGGAGAGGTGCTCGATGTCGTCGCTGTAGCCGGGCCAGTAGCCCGTGCGGGAGCACTCGGCGAAGACTTCGAGCGCACGGCGGTTGCGGGCGGCCCCGATGCGGCGGGAGGCCGCGTTCACCTCGACGACCGTGATCACGTACGGTGCGGTCTTCTCCTGGCAGACGAACACGAACGCGGCGTCGGCGTCGGCGATCCCAAGCGCGTGGCAGGCGGACCGGTACCAGTCGTCTTGCTGGTGGTAGCCGTACTCGTCGATGTCCTTCTGGAGCTTTTCGGGGTTCGCCGAGCGGCACGTCTTGTAGTCCGGGATGATCAGCCGCCCCGAGCGAGGGTTGGGCAGCCAGTCGAGGCGGGCTCGCCGCGTGACGCTCGTCTTGTCGTCGCGCCAGAACAGGGACTGCTCGGGGGTGCCGTGCTCGGGGTCGAAGAGGAGAGAGGCGACGGGGTGGCGGCGCAGGGCGTCGGCCATCGCGTGCACCTGGTCCCACTCGGACGGCTTGAGCGGGATGTTCCCGCCCGCACGGATCCCTGCGACCTCAGCCTTGACCGCGTTGGTCCGCCACTCCTCAGCGTCCACCCGCACGAGGGCCGGGCCCTGGCCGAGCACGAGCTTGTGCGCGGCGTTGCCGAGGTCGAAGACCTTCTTCGGCGGCTGCGGGTGGTCCTGCTCGTACCGGAAGTGCGCCGGGCTGGACGGGGCGAGGAGCTTACGGGCGCCGCTGGAGGAGAGGGCGTACCGGTGGGAGTGGTACGTCTCGTTGTCCATGTCGTAGATGCCGGGCTCGGTGATGGGGGCCGGGCCGGCGGCCGGGGCGAGTGCCCCGGCCTGCACGACGGTCGTCATCAGGCGGTCGCTCCCTTCGACTTCGGCTTCCACACGCCGGCAGCCTCGGCCCACGCGCGGTGGTCCAGGAGCGGCATGCCGCCCTCGTCGGCGGAGTGGTCGTTGAGCGCGGTGGCTGCGGCGAGGGCGAGGGTGGAGTGGGCCTGCGCCGCGGCGAGGATGGCGGCCACGTCCGTGCCTTCCTGGTGGCCGTCGCGGACCTCGCGGAGCAGCTGCTCTGCGCGGGTGTAGTGCTCGGGGCCGGTCATACGCGGCCGTCCTTCCTGTGGAGCGTGTAGAAACGGCGCGGGGTGCCGTCGCCGTGGATGTCGAGGTAGCCGTCACGGTGCAGATCGGCCAGGTAGCGGCGGGCGGCCATGCGGAGGACATGCGTGCCGAGGAGTCGGCGCCACGTGCACCTGATGCGGCTGGTCGTCCACTCGCCGCCCTCCGTCTGGATCGCCTCCAGCAGGGACTTCCGGGTGCCGCGCCGTGGGTGGGCAGGGCTGGGGTCGCTGCCGAGCCGGTAGAAGCGGCGCCCGCAGTGCTCGTCCGGTACGAGGTATGCGCGCCGGGCCAGATCCCGCAGGTCGCGGCGCGCGGTGTTCCTACCGGTCGTGGACCACTCGCCTGACTTGGCGTAGATGTTCAGGGCTCGTTTGGTGGTGACCGGTCCGCCGAAGTTCCGGAGAACGGCGAGCAGGTACGTGCGGCGGGTGGTCGCCTGCGTCATCGGGGTCCGCCCTTCCGCTTGAGCGTGTAGTAGCGGCCGTCGGCGGCGCCGTGCTGCGCAAGGTGCCCCCGCCGGGTCAGCTCGATCAGGTCGCGGTCAGCGGTGCCCCGCTGGACGGGGCCGCCGGTCGCGCGCCGGATCTGCTGGACGCTGGACGAGGACCACTTGCCGCCGTGGGTGCGGATGGTGTCGAGCAGCTGCGCGAGGCGGTGTTCGCGGGCGGTGAGCTTGTCGGGGGTGGCGTCGGCCGCGGTTCGGCTGCTCTTCCCCTCGACCTCGTCCGCGAGGCGACGCAGATAGGCGGCCTTGTCCCGGACCGCCGCGCCTTGCAGCCCGGTCTCGTGGTCAAGGAAGCCGTGGCGTTCCTTCTCCTCGGCCTCTTCGCTCGCCTGCGCCTGCTCGATCAAGTCGGCAGCCTCACGGAAGGCGTCGGCGCGGGCGCTCATCGGCGGCCCCGCTTCCAGCGAGCCAGCAGCGACGGGGCGTCGGCCGCGCAGTACACCAGGAAGACAGCCCAGACGACCGCGGCCCAGAGAAGCCCTTCCAGGAAGCTCATTCGTCGGCCCCCTCGTCGTACTCGGAGGCGATCTCCAGCGACGTCACCACGTAGCCGGTGGTGGACTCCTCGTTCTGACCGGCGACGATCGTCAGCTCAGCGACGCCGTCCTCTTCGTCCTCGATCCAGTCGAAGGCGAGGTTGGTCCCCGTCAGCCACGAGCGCCGCTCCTCGGCCTCGCAGTGCTTCCGGGCCTCGGCGTCCGTGGTGTAGTGGCCCATCACGATCAAGTCGTGCTGCGCCCGGAACACCGTGAGCGTGGGCGCCTCGGCGTCGTCCGTGACATGGGCTTGCGTCGGCGCGATCCGCCGCGTGATCCCATCCACCGGAACCAGCGCAGCCACTGTCGGGCACGGCCACGGCTCGGCGTCGTGCTGGCAGTGCTCCGAGTCCGGGAACTTCGCGTGCACGGCACGCGCGGCCTCAACCTGCTTCGCCAGCTCGGCGAGCTTCGACCGTAGGCGCTCCAACTCCTGCGCCGTCTCCGGCGACATCAGCAACTGCGCCGACTCCAACGCGAACGCGGCCTGCGAGGCGAGGTCGTACGCATCCCCGTGCAGCCACGCCGCATCGATGACCTTCTTCGCCGCGAGAGCGAGGGACGAGATCGTCATGCCGCCACCGCCGAAGCGAGCAGGTCCATGGCGTACACACGGATCGACGCGCCGAAGGCCGGCGCTTCGAAGTACAGCTCGACGTCCGCGCCGATGCTGCGGGAGTGGACGAGCGACGAGCCCGCGCCCAGGGCCTCACGCCACGCCTCCAGCTCGGCGAACGAGCACGCCTGGATGCTGACCTCGTTCGGGTAGTGCCGACTGAAGGTGACGTACGCGCCCTCGAACTGCGGGAAGTGCTGGGCGAGCTGGGTGACCGCACGGAACGCGACGAGCTGGCCGCCGAACTTCGTTCCCTTGGGGCTGATGATCGGTTCGATAGTCTCGGTGGTCACGGTGACCTCTGCTTTCTCTGTGGTGGAGGCGCCGAGTCGTGGGGTCGCCGGGCCTGGCAGTCGGGCGGCCCTTCGGCGCGTTTAAGGGGTGGATCAGGCGGTGACGAGCTGGTCGTGCTCAGCCATCCACGCCTCGACCGCAGACAGGTCGAAGCGGCGGACTTCCTTCTGCTGCTGGCCGGTCGTCTTCAGGCGCTTGACCGGCATGCCGCCCTTGATCCACTGGAGGACGGTCCAGTCAGAGACGCCGTAGTACGTCTCCAGCTGGCGTTGGGTCAGGAGCGGGCGAAGGCCGGCGGGGAGGGCCTCGACGCGCCGGTCACTCTTCTTCGGCATCGGACCTTGACCTTTCTACTGTCGAAGTTGAAGCTGAGGGCATGGCGAAGAGGTCCTGGAGGGGTGTCACGACCTCCTGGTGCAGCGCTTCGGTGATGAGCCAGGCCGTGCGCAGCTCGCACGGGGTGCGTGCCGTCTTGCCGCGCCCCGCGACTCGGCCCACGGTCGCCGCGCTCACGCCCTTCCCGACCGGATCCACTTGCCGCGTCGCCTCGGCGAGTTGGGGGATGGAGAGGCCGGCGCGGGCCATGGCGTCTCTGAGCGGTTTTCCGTCGAGCTTGCGGTGCAGCTTGGGCATGCGTGGGACCTCGTGCCGTTGTGGCTGGTTTGCCTCAGGTGGGGCGTTACGACATTTCTACAGTTGAAGTAGAAGTGGAGTCAAGGGTCATGCCGAGTCGTTCCGAGACTCGCCGAGATTCGGAGGTCGGATGCGATCTTCGAACATGCGTTCTATCCTGGTGGCATATGACCTCTGCAACGGCGTGTAGTGGGGAGACTGCGCGCCGCCAAGTTCACGCCGCACCTTCTACTTTTACTTGCGGAAAGTAGAAGGTGGCGGGCAGTCTTGCCCTGTGGAGAACCCTGAACACCCCGCCGGTGAGGCGACCGAGACCTTCGCGCAGGCGCTGACCGCCCTCAAGGGCGAGTACGGCGTCAGCGACAGCGAGGTCGCGCGTCGTCTGTCAGCGCACGGAGTGCAGGTGTCCGTCGCCGCGGTTAACACCTGGGTGCACGGCAAGCGCATCCCTCGGGCCGCCACCATCCGGGCGCTCGCCGAACTCTTCCCGAAGTTCACGGCAAAGCGGCTCCTGGAGGCGGCCGGAAGAAGGGCGCCCGCCCCGCTTTCGGCTGACGTGCGGGAAGAGACCCTCAGGGTCATGGACCGGATGACCGAGGAGCAACAGCGGATGCTGTTGATCCAGGCCAGGGCTGTGGCGGACAGCAACGAGTAGCGTCGCTGGCGCATCGTCAGAAGCTCGTATGCAACCTTACGTAGGGTCCGCAAGTCTCCGTTAAACGGATCCAATCACTCCCTGTTAGCTAACACGCACAGAACTCGCACAGAGTGGTCGCGTATTCACCCAACAGGGGGTACGGTCGAGCACGCTGCTGACGTTCTCCCCCGTTGGCGAGCACTGACCACCCGTGTACCTCGTGCATCCCGGGGGAGATATCCATGTGCATCCGCGTCCGCTTCGCTCCGCGCGACCAGCTTGAGCCCTGGGACGCCGAACAGCAGATCATCGCCATTCCTGACGAGCTGAGCGCCACAACCCTCTACACGCTGCGCGCCGTCCGCGCCGTACTTCGTCAACTCGGCATCGATCAGGAGCCGTTCGGTGCACGCTGCTGGTGCGGGGATGAGATCGAGCTGTTCCCCGCGATCCCACAGCAGCGAAGGAGTGACGAGGTGATCCACCTTGGCGCTTGAACCCGAGCAGATTCCCAGCCGCACGTGCGGCTGCCCGGACTGCATCATCGACTACCCGCCGCACCTCTACGGCGACCGGCCGCCCCAGGGCGTATGCCACGGCATGTGGCAGGTCCGCTGGCGTGACGCCGACAGGAGGCAGCGGCTGAAGAACCTTCCCACGCTCGCTGACGCACGCGGCTTCCTCGCGGACGTGAGGAGGCGCAGTGCCGCGTAG